ATGAAAGACACCAACAACCTAATCGATTCCAACGAGAAGCTGGGAAACGCCAATGCGGTTGTCGTTCAATTACTTCACCAGCTTGCACCTCAGTACACACACAATGTGTTCGGGGGTACAAACACTTATGACAGATTTCGATGTCAGACATCATCTCATCACATTCAAGAGCACTATTTTGGTTCTTGAAATGTTCAACGATGGATTCACCGTATGAACGCATAAATTCGTTCACATCAGTATAAGTATGTTTCTCTACAACTGTAGCACGTTCACGATCACCATCAAGATATGGTTTAAGTTGTTTAACAGTAATGTTCCAGTAATTAGGATAAACTCCATTTGGAGTACCTTCATCCCGGACCTTCTGCGCATTCAACATCCCAATCTCATTACGGTACTCTTGCTTTGGCTCGAGTACAATAATAAATGGTAGACGTCTTTGTGCTGCTAGAGGACAATAGAAGTATTCATGAGCATTCAGATGCTCTGCATTGGAAGTACCAATCAATAATTCACTACGAACAGGGGTATTACCTTTGTCTTTCAAATCTGCTTGATTAGGTACATAAGGGACATTATTAGCAATGTTCAACAACTCTGCTAAGGTGTCATCAAGATCAGTGGTTTTAGATGGAAGCTTGAAGGCAATATCATCTAATTGGATACACCACTTACTGGTATCAAAATTTGACCAGTATTGATCTTGTACGTTGCGACGATAGATAAATCTATCGGACACATCATGTCCACGCAACTTTCCAAAATACTTATAAATTGCTTTTGTAAAGAGCGATTTTCCGACACCGGATTTACCGGCGACGAGAACACCAAAAGGTGCCTGTCGTTCTTGTTGAGCTGCTTGTCGAGTAATTTGTGTCAACTTAATGTTACGCAAAGTGCTCAAACGTTTCAACATATAAGTACTTTCCACATGCCCACGCAATTTCGTGTACTTGGCATATGCATCGCCTTTTTCAATGGCGGCATCGAGATCTGCAATATACGTAAAGTAGGTTGTACCATGAGCCTCCAGGTTCCCGATAAAATCAGAGAGCCCGGTAAGCCGGTCAACTTCCTTATGCCAATCTGCATACTCGGAGGTAGTGTGCGAAAATACACTAATATCTCGTGTCTCATAAAATTCATCAGCTTTTTCAGCCAAGAAGAGCACAACATCAAATGCGGACATCCAAAGTCCACGCTTGCTGCTATATGAGGCATATAATGCCTTTTGCTCAAGACGCGAATATTCATCATCAGTGACTTCCATTCCAAATTTGGAAAGGAATCCTTGAACTAACAAATATGAGTACAATTTCTTAAATTTCTTCACAACTTCATTCTCTTCAATGCTTTCCACACATTCGTATGAAGAGCGGAGAAATTTCAATGAATCTGTTAAACCAGATTGTACTTCGTTGTCAACATTGACTCCGAAAATTTGTTCAAACTTATTCATAAGAGCAATCCCAGAGGATTTACCAGTAAAAAGTTTGTAGACAAGGCAAGCCCAAGTATAATAGCTATCGGTACGTTTAAACCAATAGAATGAATGGTAGATATTTTCAATCGTACAAGCAATCCATTCAGCATCATGCTGCTCTTGGAAGTTCTTAAAGTCTTGACTTTGAAGATACTTCTGGATACGGGGGCCAATAACGCGACCAAACTGTTGTTCAGCTTCACGTTGTCGTTCTGTATTTTCTTCTGCTTGCAAATCAAAGACCTCCTCATCAAGGCTAAACTGTGGATTGGAGATAATAAAATTCTCAATCCCTACAGCCCAATTAATAGGTGTTTGTGCAAGACTATCAAAATTTCCACCAAACGCATGATAGCGTGTGATGCGGAGTTGATTAGGTCCTGATTGCCAATTATATTTCGTCAATGGAAATTGAGCATTCAAAAGCTCACCAGTACGAACCAATTCAATTGAGAATCGGCACTTCCAAGTTGCTTCACCAAACGATGTTTCACTTTCAAGTTCCATTGTACGATTCACTAGGTTGAACAAATCAACCATAGATGTAACTGTACATAACGTTTTTCCAAAAGAAACGATAACTTTTTGTTCAAAGGTATTTTCGCTAGATTTGAAATATGCCGGTACATACGTGTTCTTAGGATTAGGTGTATCACACACTCGATCCATAGGTAATCCAACAAAGAGTTGATTTCCACGAACACGTACCTTCCTATCCTCCTCGACATAAATCTTATTTCGCTGGGTACGTTGACCCATAAGATTCAAAACTTTCTCAGTTCCTGTTACCAATACTGCTCCGACTGCTTTACCGATAGGTTCGGCGGCGGACAAAAGGGTGCTCTCAAAGAGCTCAGAAAACGGTGTAATGCTAATTTTCGGGGGGGGCCTTTCACCAACCTAATGTAGCTTAAAGGCGTAAGCTATAATTTCTTTTACTTGTAGTCCAATGTGGATAATCGAAGCTAATGTGCTTCAGTCTACAAGTCCCGGTCTCTAACAGACCATTGTAATTAGTTCATTCGTTGAACAGTTCCATGTACGTTAGGT